CTGTCTCTTGTGAATACGTTTGGCAGAACCAATATCTCTATTGATACTGTTCAAAAGATTTGGTCTCAGTACTCCTCAGCGTTCCTGGAGTTATCCAGGAACGAAGGTCTGAAGAGTGCCGTGACTAATTCAAAAGGTATGTACCAAGTAGCCCTTAAATTGGCTACCGGGGAACCTTTCCAACCCATTCCTTTTCGCAAGACTGTGAAAGGGACCAATATTCCTCTAACCTTAAAACCTCTTCTCCCCCTTTTGTGGGGGGATAAGTGGTCTAAGAGAATAGGCTTAACCCTTGCGGGTGTCCACCTACTGGTGGTATTACCACCTGAGATGAACATTGAACCAATCACGAATCTCGGGAAACCTGTACCGGTCAAGCTCTTGGAGGAGTTTAAACAATTCCTCCAGGAGTCTACTCCAAAGCTAGAGATACCAAAAGCATCTCTAGATTTAACCTTTGGGGCACGTTCCGGACCTAACGGTCCTGCCGTACCAGCAGCTCACCTTGATGCCCGGGCCCTACTTAACGCAGGGCCCGAATTAAAAGAGGCAATCAAGAAGTTGTTGACCCTTACAAGTCATCCCATTCTCTCATCTTTCAGAAATTGCTTAACCCACGCTCCCAAGGGTAATTACGACCTTGGGCGGATTGCCTTTCTCCCAGAAAATGGGGGAAAGACAAGAATAATTGCCATAGTAGACTTCTGGACTCAACAAGCCCTGAAGCCTTTCCATGAACAATTGCTGAAGGTTATAAGTCGAATCGATGGGGATTGTACCCTTAATCAGAATCAGGGCTTCAAAAGGGCCATGAAACTGAGTATAGGGAAACCAATCCACTCATTCGACCTTACGTCCGCCACTGATAGGTTTCCCCTATCATTTCAAATGGTCCTCATGGATCATTTGTATGGACCCGAGATTTCGGGTCTGTGGAAGACTGTAATCTCCGAAAGACAGTGGAGAGTAGGAAAGAAGGACCATTTCATAAGTTGGGGAAGAGGACAACCCCTAGGAGCATATAGCTCCTGGGTGGTTTTCTCTTATGCCCATCATCTTCTGGTGCAGTTTTGTGCTAAAAGAGT